AGGACCCGGCGGAGCTGATAGCGCGGATGCGCCAGGACCATGCGGCCAAGCTGCGCCGGTCGCTAACGGACGCCGACGTGAAGGCGCTCGATCACGGTGCCGACCTGAACCAGGTCGTCAACGCGCACCGCGGGATGACCACGGCAGCCGGGCCCGGGCGCCCGGTGGGGGTGACCACGGAGGGCACCACGCGCCGTGGCGTCGCCGGGAAGCGGCTCGGGGCACCGCGCGGGGGCCGCGTGAGGCGGCTGACGCCTGCGCAGGTGTTCGAGGAAGCGTCCCTCAACGGCTGGGACCGGGCCGAGATCGTCCGGCAGCTGACGAGGTTCGGCTACATCATCTAGGCCACGCGATGTGGTCATACAGGAGGGAGCAGCCGCGATGGCTGATGACGACGACGACGTCACCACGGAGACCGATGAGGAAACCGGGGACGACGAGGCCGGTGGCGCCGAAGGGCTCGCCGATAAGGGCAAGAAGGCCCTCGCTGAGGAGCGCAAGGCCCGGCGCGATGCCGAGCGCCAGCGCAAGGCGGCGGAAGCTGAGCTCGCGGCACTGAAGGCACAAGCCGCGGCCGGGCAGCAGGACGACGCCCAGAAGACGGCCGACCAGGCCCGGCGCGACGCCGAGGCCGCGGCGAACGCGAAGGCAAACGCCCGCATCCTCGCTGCTGAGGTCAGGGCCGCAGCCGCCGGGAAGCTCGCCGACCCGTCCGATGCGGCGCGGTACCTCGACCTGTCGCAGTTCGAGGCAGGCGCTGACGGCGAGTTCGACGGCGCGGAGATAGCCGAGGCGATCTCGGAACTGCTGAAGAAGAAGCCCTACCTCGCCGCGACGGCGACCGGATTCCAGGGCACTGGCGACGGCGGCGCGCGCACGGGGGGATCCCGGCCGAAGCAGCTGACGAGTGCCGACCTTAAGAACATGTCCGCCGACCAGATCGTGAAGGCGCGCCGGGAAGGGCGCCTGTCGCGCCTGATGGGCGCAGACTAGAAAGGAACAGCGGGTGGCTTTCCGTAATTACACCCCCGAGATCTGGGCGGCGGAATTCATCGTCCAGCTGCAGAAGGCCCTGGTATACGCGGGCCCCGCGATCGTCAACCACGATTACGAGGGCCAGATCCAGGCGTACGGCGATACGGTCCACATCACCGGCATGGGCACCGTGACGGTCGGCGACTACGCCGGGACCGTCACCTACCAGGACGTCGACGACGCGGGCACGACGCTGGTCATCGACCAGCAGAAGTACTTCGGCGTCAAGGTCAAGGACGTCGACAAGGCGCAGGCACTGAATGGCGGCCGCGCGGTCGCCCAGATCATGAGCAACGCGGCCTACGCCCTGAGCGACGTGGCCGACCAGTTCGTCGCCGGACTGTACACGCAGGTCTCGGCGGGGAACGTGCTCACCGCGGTGACCGACCTCACGGCGACCGGCACGGCGTACAACACGCTGGTGGCGCTTGGCGTGAAGCTCGACGAGGCGAACGTGCCGTCCGAGGGCCGCTACGCCGTCGTGCCGAGCTGGTACCACGGGCTGCTGCTGAAGGACCCGAACTTCATCAACGCCGAGAAGAGTGGCAGCACCGCGCCGCTGATCAACGGCCAGGTGGGCGAGGCCGCTGGCTTCCGCATCTTGAAGAGCAACAACAACCCGCAGCCGTCCGCCGGCACGACGTACGTCGTGCAGGCAGGGACGCCCATGGCGATCTCGTTCGCCAACCAGCTGGTCGAGAACGAGGCGCTCCGCGACCCCGACGCGTTCACCGACCGGCTCCGCGGCCTGCACGTCTACGGCGCGAAGGTCACCTACCCCGACGGCCTGGCGTGCGTCACCTGCACGCGCCCGGCCGGGATCTGAGCAGGAAGGTAACCAGTAATGGCACGCACTGCCGTAACCCCGGCGCAGGGCACCCGCAACGCGGGCGTCGCGCCGACGGCCACCACCATCGACTCCACGCTCGTCACCAACGGCGTGGTCATCGCGTCGGCGCACGTGGAGCACCTGGTCATCCGGGTCGCCAACACGCACGCGGCGACGCAGAACGTCATCATCCGGGCCGGGGACAACATCTACCCGGCGTGGATGAAGGGCCAGGGTGACCTCACGGTGCAGCTGGCCGCATCGACGGGGGTGGAGGAGATCTCGGGCCTCGACTCGGCGCGCTTCAAGCAGTCCGACGGCAGCCTGCACATCGACTTCGATGCGGGCACCACGGGCACGCTGGAGACCTACTACCGGCCGTGAGCGAGACCTGGCACATGAGGGGCGAGGGCGGCGCCGTCTTCGAGATGACGCTGCCCCTCGACCCCAACATCGAGCAGCGTTACCTCAACGGCGATATCCAGCGCGTCAACCCGGACGGGACGCCATGGCATCGCCGGCCGGCACGCAACGCCCGCGCCAGGGAGGCAGGCGCCCAGATGCTGAAGGATGCCCGCGGTGACTGACCCGTTCGCGTCCGCGGATCAGGCGACGGCGCTCGCGCTGCCGCTGCCTGCCGCGTCGGCTGACGGGCTGCTCGCACGGGCGACGCAGGCGATCACCGACGCGGCCGGGTTCGGCGTGCTCGCCGAGACGGTGACGGTGCGGCTGGAGGCTGACGGCAGCGTCATCGGCCTGGGCGACATCGCGCTCGTCACGGCGGTGTCGACGGTCGCTGCCATCGAGCATGACGGCACGACAGAACCGGTGTCCGACTGGCACTGGCCCGGCACTGTGGCGGGCAGCGCGCTTGGCGTGTGCCTCGGCCGCACGGTGCCGGGACGTCACTGCGGCATCTTCGCGGTGACGCTGACTCATGGCCTCGCCAGCGTCCCGGACTCGCTGGTGCTGCTGTGCTCGCAGGTGGCGTACCGGCTGGCGGCGATCCCGGCCGCGGCATCCGCGGGGATCGCTTCGCAGTCGGTCGGGTCGGTGTCGTGGTCGCTGCCGCGCGCCGCTAACGGTGACCTGCCAATCGGGGACCTGACCGACGGCGAGATGCGGAAGCTGCGCCGGATCGTGCCTATCCCGACGGTGAGGATGGTGCGGTCGTGATCCTCGGCTCCGACGTCGTCACGCGGCTGCGCGGGCAGTCCCGTGACGCGTTCGGCGATCTCACCGGGACGGACACCGAACTCGGCATTGCCGGCTGCTCAGTGCAGCCGGCATCAGCCACCGAGTCGACGAGTGATGGTGAGCTGCTCGTCACGGGCCTGACAGTGTTCCTGCCGGCCGGGAGTGACCTGCTGGCCACGGACCGCATGCGGTGGCAGGGCAGCGTGTACGAGGTCGATGGCCAGCCGGCAGCATGGCATGACCTCACCGGGACGGCCTCGCACGTCCAGGCGCAGCTGAAGCTCGTGCAAGGCCAGGGCTGATGGACCAGTCCGATCCGAAGCGCGATCGCATTCACGAGGCAATCCAGGCTGCTGGCCCCGAGTTCGATGAAGGCCACGCCGTGCTCACGGGGTGGGCGCTGGTCGCCGAGTGGATGGACGAGGGCGGCGAGCGGTGGCTATCCAGGGCGCATGCGGCCGGAACCGCGAACTGGGCGGCGAAGGGGATGCACCACGAGGTGCTCTACGGCGACTGGCCAGAAGGAGACGACGGCTGATGGCGAGGATCACCTACAAGAAGAGCATCAGCGGCCTGAACGCGCTGATGCGCTCGGCTGAGGTACGCGACGTGCTGCGACAGGCAGCAGAGCGCGGCGCGGAGCTCGCCCGCGAGATCTCGCCTGTCCACACCGGCGAGTACCGGGATTCGTTCACCGTGACGACACAGGACGTCGCCGGCGTTCACCAGGACCGCGCGGGCGCCCGGATCGTCAACAGCAGCCCCCACGCGGCGCGAGTCGAATGGGAAGACGGCTACCACGTGCTCGCGCGCGTGGCCGATGCCCTAGGAGCCTCATGAGCAACACGTTTTTCAGCGACGCGGGCGTTGATGACGCACTGACCGGCGAGTCAGACACGTGGATCAGCCTGCACACGGCATCGCCCGGCACGAACGGGGCGAACGAGGTCGCCGGCGGCAGCTACGCGCGCGTCGCGACGACATGGTCGGCTGCGTCCGGCTCGTCGCGGGCCGGCTCCGCAGTCACCATCAACGTGCCCGCATCGACGACGATCACGCACTTCGGCATCTGGTCGGCGGGCTCGGGCGGGACGTACAAGCGCGGCGGACCGCTATCGGCCAGCGAGACGTTCACCACGGCCGGGACCTACGCGTTGACCCCGACGCTGACCGGCTCCGGCTGACCCTCCCGTGACGTCCTCCAGCTTCTTTGACCATGGCGTCGCCCATGGCACCGTCAACTCGTCCTCGGGCACGCAGTTCAAAGTCGGGCTGCAGTGGGAGGCGACGACTGGCGGGAACTGGCTAGAGGGCTACTGGTGGTATGCGGGCGGCGCGACGGCTGCTCAGGAGTTCTGCCTCTATCGCGTGACCGGCGGCCCGAGCGCGGGGACGTCGCCGTCTGGCGTCGTCGTCACTGGCAGCACCGTCACCAGCGGCACGCTGACGGCGAACAGC